AAAGCTATGTTCAAGTCCTGATTTATATGTGGCCGCAGATAGTGTGTTTGCGGTCGCGTTGTATTTTAGCGCAGCCTCCGGGTCTACACCCGCGATTATTTCGCTATGACCTGTGATCATAGCCGTTAAATCGTTGCGCATAGACTGTGGGTCAAAGTTAGGATCGCCGCCCTCAATCATTCCATTATAGATAGCAAGCTTTGATGTTAGTTGTGTTTGTAGCTCAGTAGATAACTGGGTTGCTGTGGCCGCAGTCGTCACCGCGCCAAACACTGTATCAGGGTCGCCGACAACCTCGCTCATGTCTCGGCCATCAGCGAGGGCTTGCTCAATTTGTTCAGCGGTTACTGGGTTTTCAAACGCATACTGCATTGCCTCTCGCTGTGTCTGGGCAACTTGTTTTTTGTAAACATAATCGCTCATGCTGTTAAGACCTTTGGTAACAGCATCAAGTGCGCGAGCTTTAGCTGCGCCTGTCGCCACAAAGTCAACAGTCGGCACTGACGGTATGCCTACGCCTAAAGGTCTGTATTTTGGTAGCTCTGCCATTACAAGCCCCCACCAGCGCCCATAACGTCATCGGCATTTGTTAGGTAAGAGCCGCCTGTTGAACCACCCGGCGCACCGCCTAAAGCCATTTGCCCTGCCACGGCGCTCGTCAGAGTGCCAAGCGCGGCAGTTCTACCAGCCGCCATCGCTGATTTGGCTTGTGACGCATACTGCATTGCCTGCGCTTCACCAGTGCCAAATGCAATTTGCTCACCATCACGGCTAATGTAAAGTTCGTTTGCGCCTTTAGCTTCGGCCATAACACCTAAAACTTTAGCGCTTCCACTAAATGTCTCAAGCCCCCCAGCGGCGATGCGGGCGTTAATTGACGCTTTGGTTTGCAATATGTTGTCCATAACTGCAACGCCCTGCTGTTTATATTTAAGAGCCTCAGATCTGGCTTGCACTCTTTTAAATGCGGCTTGGCGCATCAGACCTTTAGCTTGCTGTTGCCCCGCCTTTAATTGCGAATACATTTTCGCGGCGGTTAAGCCAGCCATAATAAATGGAAGTGCTTGTGCCATATTACTGTCCTACGCTCACTTTATAATCAATGCCTAGCAGTGTCATTTTTAATGGCACCTCTTGGCCGATTGTTATTTGCCCATCATAAGTATAACCCAAAAGGCCGTGCAATGTCTTGATGCCTGTGTACTCAGGCACCGCGCTGCCAAACACATTTGCGCCAAACTGGCGAAACGCGATTAGCTTGCTGTCGATTGTTAAAGACTGCGTTTCAAACAACTCAGCGTTTACCTCAAAGATCCGCTTCTTAAAGCCCTTTATAGAGCCGCTCGGCAGGTTTGGCTCGACTGGTAGTGTCTTTACCTCTGGCGTAAAGTTAAGGCCGACCTCGTGGCTTGTAGCCGCCGCAGCGGCAAAGGTAACAGTGAACGGTGACGCCGGAACGGTTTGATCAGGCTCAACGATGCCGTCGCGGATAATCTTAACTGTTTTAGCTTCTAGGTGCGTCATGTTCACTGACGCCGCAGCCCCGCCTGTCACCGAACAATCAAGCAACGCAGCAGGATCAAATAACTCAACATAATAAACAGTCGCGCTATTTACCGTGCGCTTTACCACAACATAAATGTCGTCAACGTCAACACCGATATTGATAAAATCGCCATCGGTTGTCCACTCTGACGGCGCAATGACGTTCTGACTGCGCAGCAATGTATAACAGGCAATGCTGCCATCTTCGCCGTTTACCAGCATTAGACGGTCGCCCTCATCAGTAGACGTTGCGACACGCACCGCCATTTCCTCTGGCGTCTTTAGCAGATGCGATGACAGCAAAGATATCTTGGCTGACGTGTACGCTTGCACCGCGTCACTATAAATAAACTCTTGTATCGCTTTTCCTTGCCTTTGGATAAACAAGGTCGAGCCGTCCACGTTTTGCAATCGTATGCCGGGCTTGCTGCCAAACGCAGTCTGCTGCTTGACGATAAGGTTACTGGGCGTGATTGGCGTGTCTAATGTCTGCGGCACATAGAACTCTGCGCCAGTCGTAAAGATTTGCAAGTGACGACCAGAAAAGATATCGACAATTGCGTTAAATGTGCCGGTGTCGAGTGTTGCCTCAACCGCCGCATCATCGAGTGCCTCGCCGGGGTCAAAGTTAAAGAAGGTCGCAACCCTAGACCCAAAGATAGTTGATGGGCGTTGTTTCGTGCCGCCAAAATATAAACGGCCCTCGTGAAACGTCACGCTGCGCGGATATCCTCTACTACCTGACCACGAATCCTCGTAACCCTCTTCAAGCTCCCAATCAGCATCATCAATGTTGCCAGTGTCAAAAAGCGGCACCTCGGCAAAACATTCTAGCTTGGCATCTGATACCTTGCGCACAATCCGCAACCGGCCAAATGGCGTCACGTTGATATATTGCCCAACATAATCATCGGCGGGGTCAGTAAACTCATTTGCATCTGACCCGCTGTGCTTTGCTGTTAGTGTAAGGTTTCCAGATGTAGCTGATGGTTCTAGGTGGTCATGTGGCACACCAGTATTGTAGGAGCTTCCGGCAGTTACAGTTAAAGTGAAAGCATACTTAGGCACAAAATCAAAACTAATCGTGCTGGCAGTCCAATTGCTGTCACCAGCCCCACGCACAATCTTTGTCGGTGGCAAATCCTCATGCACGACAATAATTGTGTCGGCAGACTGCACCCAATTCATTTCTGGCAATATGGAGCTAGTCAAACTAGCCACAGCTAAAAAATCATTGCCGCTGCTGTTAATGTTGGTAATCAACGAACCGTCTTTGAATACATACATTTTGCCGGGCGTAAACACCAGCATATAGCTGTCAGATATACTGAACTCAAAAGACACCATCCGCACCGCATCACCGGCACCGCTGTCTAGCTCTGCAATAAACTTAGTACCATCACGCCGCTTTGCCCCGCCTTGCGGTTGGATGCTAACATTCCGCGCAGTTGACAGGCCAGACTTATATTGGCTGATGTCAGTACGCGACCGCAGTTTTGGGTCAAGCTCACCAGCGGTAAAGTCATTCTGTATTTGAATGATGCGGCTCATGCTAGAACCTTATATCTGAAATGGGAAACTCTTGTATTTGTTGCGCCGGGCGGTCAGCACCGTCAATGTTAATAGATACGCGAACCAAGCCACCGCGCATATTTTCAGACGGCGAACCATATGCTTTTTGATGGTAATAATCAGCCTTTGTAATCTGATCAGTGATCGGCTCGGCAAACTCAGCCGCCAGCGCCATTTTTAACAACCGCACAAAATACGGCGGGAAAATGGCAGGCTCTGGCCGGAACTGGTAATCAATCCAAATGCTCTCGTAGTTTGTATAAAGGCCAAGGTTGTAAACCTCAAAATCGCGAACCGTATTTGCGCCGACAGAGCTTGTATTAAACACAGCCTTTGGGTTGCCAAGAATGTCGCCCGGCAGCGCATAAGTGTATTTCCATTCGTTGATTGGGGTACTGGCAAGCTGCGCCAATTGCACTTTTTGCACAGACCAAGAATAGGCATATTGCATTAAAAGGGTGTCGCGAACATCGTCATATAAACGATCCGCAACTTGCGCTTCATCGGTGCCAGTGGCAAATGATGACAGAGGCGCAGCGCCCAACATAATCAAAGCATCAGAACAGATTGATAGTTTGGTATCACCAGCCGCCATTGCGCTACTCCAGAATAGGGAAAGGGGGCCGGTTGCCCGGCCCCACTTAAATTAGTCTGCGTCAGCGACTGATACAGCCGTGCCGTCTGATACGTCAACAACACCAGATGCGTTTGACAGAACAACAACGATTGACATTGTTGGGGTCGCGCTGTCGTGAACAAAGATCACATCACCAACTGCCACTGTGTCTGACAAGTCGTTGAAATAACCTTCGGTGTTCACAGTCGCAATCGCGTCTGCTGATGTGTAGGTGTACATTGATGGTGCGTTGCCAGATTTAGCTGCACCGATAACATTCCATCCTGCTGAAGAGAAAGCCATTTTCTAAACTCCTTTCTATTCAGTCGCTGAGATTTTGACAATGCCATCGTCATCAATGGCAACCGCGCCTGCGGAGAACATTGAAGAAACGAGGAATGACGTTTTCTCAGGAACGTAGTTGATTTCTGACTTTTGGTTCATGCCGATACCAAGGCCGATTGCATCGCGATGGAACGCAAAGCAAGTGCGGGTTGATGGTAGTGGCAGGCCACCTTCATCACGATCACCAAGTGTGATAAACTTAAAGCCGAGGAAAGTGTCGATCTCGCCTGTTGAAAGAGCCTTCACAGTAGCAAAATCGCTGCTGGTAAGTTCTGTCTCATCAAGCAATGCTGACAAACCGTTTGCGTGAATGATCATGCAGCGGCCTTCTGCTGGCACGTTCTTCACATCCAGAGCCTTTTTAGCTGCGAGCAGCTTTGCAAGGTTCATGTTTGTGCCTGCGCCACCAACAGTTGTTGCAACGGTTGACGGTGCGGAAGCTGCATTGAGCGCGTCAATAACAAGCTGATCCATACGGCGACCAATAGCTGCACCGACTACTTGCACCAATTCACGGCGCTCGTCAAAATTGACTTTCTGCTGTGAAAAGATGTCGCTATATTCGGCAGCGATGTAGTCGCTCATTGTTGCTGTGACCTGCGAATAGGTCACGTTAAGAGGGGTTACGTCAGTTTGCGGTACGCGAACTGTTGCGGTGCCTTTCCCGATCTTCGGGAACTTCACCTGATTGCCTTCGACACTTGTTCTTTCGCGAGTAATGCCAGCCAAAGCACGAGATGCTTGATAAGCCTGCTTCACTTCCGCATCGAACAATTGCACAAAAGCATTGGAAATGCCTACAGCCATTTTCCTATTCCTTTGTAAAAGTTAAAACACGATTAGCGCCTAGCAGGTATCCTTTTCGGGCTGCGGCTTGGGCATATACGCTACGCCCCCAAGCGTTTGCGACAGGTCAGGTGTGATTGTCTGTCAATAGGGATTATATATATAATGACGGCGATTGTAAACAACCGCCGTCACTAGGTTAAACTGGTGCGTAATCGTCGTTGCCAAACGCTTGTTCAAACATTTTCTCAACCTTTATTCGATAGGCTGGGTCTGTTTGATATTCTGGCTTTCCGACCATTGCCATCAACTCTTCCTTGGACGGCGCACCGGCCAACGGTGCAACATCTACCGGGATTTGTTTGTCGCCATAATAGCTGCGCACTTTTTGTAAAGCTCTTAGGCCTTGGGCTGTACCACCCATAATCTTGAACTCATCAAAATCATCCTGCGACCAAACACCCTTGCGCACTAGGCTAGATGCCCAGTCAGTCATTGACTTAATGACAGCATCCGCATTGTTGCCCAGTTTTTCATATTCTTCTTTGTATGAAACTTCTGCGGCGGCTGTTTCCTCACCAGCCATAGAAATAAACTTTCCGGCTAGCTCATCAAAAGCAGATTGGCTAATGCCGTTTTCTTTAGCCCAGTTTTTGTAAGTGCTGTAAAGTTCGTCATCCTCTGGGATGCCAGCATCAGCAAACACACTTTCGTCATATTGCTCTGGCGCTTTGTGCTTGCCCTGCGAAAACTTTTTCTGCAATTCAGAATAAGCTTTTGCCAGATCTTCGCCGCTATTGAATTTTTCCGGCAACCACTCAGGTTTTTCGGTTGTTTCTTCTGACGCTACTGCATCGCTAGAAACAGTCTCGCCGTCAGGTTTAACGTGTGAGATTGCCTCTTCTGTTTGCTGTTGGTTATCGTCGCTCTCAACTTGAGCTTCGGCCAACAGACCCTCAGTTTCATTCATAGGTTTCTAGCCCTTTTCATGCGTCGCTCGATTTCTCTGACCAAACTGTTTTGGCCTTCGCGAGCATAGCCGTGGCTGGCCTCTTCGCCCGGATACCACGTTGGCTGCTCTATTGTCAGTGATCGCAGATGGGTGAGCAACTTAGCCCCATCATCACTGGCGAATACACGCAGATACAGCCGATCAATATCATCTTTATCAACCTGCTGCTTTTCTGCGATATTTGGATTTATGCTTTGTAAACTGTCCCAACCGTCGGTGTTCATCAAATCATCCCTTCTTCACCTTGTGGCTCTACACCCGCCTCTGCCTGCGCCGCCATTTGTGCGGCTTGCATCGCTTGCTCCATTATTTGTTGACGTTCAGCAGGTGTGGTGCGTAATTCTGCTGGGACGCCTAGCTTGTCGGCGACATAATCTGCAATGCTGCCAGTCTTAACCGCCATCTGCCCCTCCGGCCCAAGGGCTGTTGACATCTGCACCCACTGCATAATTTTCTCAATGTCACCCATATTCTGAGCCTGCGCAATCGGGCTGACCGGGGTCACTTTAACCTCAAGGCCATTAACGCGCAAAGGCATCTCAATCAAACCGCGCTCATCCATTACATAAAGAATACGTCCAACCAACGGCACCATTGTTTCAGTAATCAAGCGACCAAAGGCAGACCCAAGGTTTTGCGCCAACTCTTTCATGCGCTCAGCAATTTCTGTGGCTGACCGGGCTGACATATTGTCAGGCGGCAATGTGTCATCCAGCAAAATCTTTTTGACGTTCATGCGCAAATCGTTAATGATAATCTGCGACACGTTAAAATCGCCAGAACGCGGCAACATGCGTAAGCTCTCGCCCTGCGGCCCGCCATTACGCGCCACTGGGATAATAGCACCCGGCGCAATGCGGATTGCCTGCGGGTTTAAAACGCCGTCATCGGCGGCGGTGTAAACACCGGCTATCGACAGGCTGGCATTTTTAAGCAATAGCTCTAGCGTTTTGTTTAGTGTTTTTATGTCTGGGATAGCGGTAACCAGCGGCCCACGGCCATAAACCTCACCCGACACTTTCATGTAACGCGCCACGATCCAAGGGCTGGATTTCATGTAACG